AGCCGGACCGCCCGCGTATGTGGCAAAGCCAGAGTTGCGGTGATACATGAGGAAGGCGACCTGTCCGGTATCCGCGTAACGCTCATTCAAACGCAGGATGGATGGCATTCCCGCTGTGCGAAGGACATAAGCGTCCTCAAGGCTACCCAATTGGACCGCGCCCACGACACCTGCCCCGACATTGGGATGTGCCTGAGAGATAACGACAGGACGACCAAGAATCGTGTCCAGGCTGTCAGTATTTACGCTGGGAACAAACAGCGGGCGTCCGAACCCGTCGAGCAGACCCAGAATCAAGCCTCGCGTATTTGAATTGAAGACATACGCTGAACTCTGAATCCAGGCCGGATCTAGTTTAGAGTAGAGCCCCACAAAGTCTGTATAACTCAGCGTAGAGGGTGCGCCGGAAGTGACCCCAGCAGCAGCCGTTGTGATGATGGACTGAAAATTGCCACTCCCTGAACCCGACACGATGAGGTTTGAGAGTCCACGGGCAACGCGCTTGCCAAAGGCATTCCGAATCCAAGAATCGAGATCGAAATAAGCGTCTTCCAACTCTGCCAAAGAAATTTTTATTTCGCCAGTTGAGAGGAAATCGACGTTATTGATGAAGCCACTGAACGCCGGATCTGCCTCAGGGACTGTGACCGGAGCGCCAGTCGTACTCTCACCAATGACGGTGGAGACCTGAGAGGTGTCATTCACCAGGGCCACGCGGAGCGGTTCGCCGTTTTGAGTTCGCTTCTGCCCCACTGCCGTAGTGAGAGCACCCCACGCCTTCTGAGCCTCAATGAGTTGGGGCATGAAATCCTGAGCGATGATGACGCCAGTGTTTCCAGTGCTGAGATCACGCTGCTCACGCAAGACGCTCGTGTCACGCTGACCCGTCTTCAGATAGTTCACAAAGGCACGCTTCTCAGCAGCCTTAGCCTCGTCCGTGACGATTCCCTCGCCAGGCTGAGCACGCGGGGGACGGCCGTTAGAACGATCTTCAGCCTGTGCCTTAGCAACGCGCTCCTCAATGGCAATCTTCTCTTCAATTAGATCGACATCTGCAAGCATGGCGTTTGCCTGTGCCCGCTCTTCTTTGGTGACTTCCTTCTTTGCTACGAGTTTCTGTGCGTCGAGCAAAAGTTTGGTTTTCTGTGTGCGGAGTTCATTGAGAATTGCCATTATGTTTTTTCCTTTATTGTTTGGGTAAGGCGCACAACTGCTGCCTCTCGCTGAGCGAAAGGGGTCGGTGCGGTAATGGAAAGGTTGGGAGGGAGCGTCTAGCGTCTGGAGGCGATAGCGAGTTGCATGTTCAGCTTCCAGAGGTCAACAGAGCGCATGGCGTCTTCACCATGCCCACAGTTCTCATCCATGCAGTCCGGATCACTACAGTCTTCGCAGTCACCAGCAAGGCACTCAGGACAACCGCAGTCGCACTCGTCTTCATCGCTGGTGTCGAACGCGCCGTCATCACGTTTAGTGAGAAGTTTGCGGAGTGAGGATGGACAACTGCGAACACTGACAGCCGTTTGCGGATAGGCCGGACTTGACGTAACGCTCAGTTCAGCCACATTGATTTTCTCTAGGGTTCTCAAGAGAGTGCCATTCTCGTTTGTCCAGGCGTCTTTCAACGTTGTGAAACCGAAGGAGCAACCTCGTGTGTCCCCGCGTTCAACGGAGATCGCGAGATCGTTTGCATAGCTGCATCGCGTATCGAGCGAGCAACTGAAGCGGACTCCGATTGCATCAGTCGTCACTTTGAGAGTGCCTGATGTGGACCGAGCGAGAACTTGAGAGCTATTGTGGTTGTGGAGCATGATGAGGTCTGGAGTGCCGGACAGCGTATCCCTGACAGCTTCAGGCTTCACCACTTCCACGAATCCGCCCAAGTTTACAGAGCGAACGCCGAAGACAATTGCATAACCTTCCAGCGTCTTCGTTCCATCTGCCCCTGTGGTCACACGCAGTTCGCGTGCGGGGATATATCTACGTTCATTCCTGCTCATTTGTCACAACCGTTTCTGTGAGGTCTGGTGCAGAACCCGTGAGCAATTGCTTAGAGTTCTGCATGTTCACTGGCACCATCGTTATGTTTTCCTCTTCACCATCGACAGCGGGAAGGCCGAGGATGCGTCTGCCATCATTGGCCGTAAGCACTCCCCACTGACGACCAGCCGAGATCATGCTGACTTGAGCCGCTGTATCGCCGCGTCGTCTCTCAGCAAGATCGAACTGAATTGTTAGTTCACTCAAAACGCCGGGAGCACCCGGAACCAGCTTGCGGATGAACTCTGCCTCTATGCGAGACAAAATCGGCCTCAATGTATCTAGGATGAAACTGAGACTCAGGGATTCGACATTACTGTTGCTCAATTTTTGTTCTGAACCTGCCATGTGGGGAGGCACCCGAAAGATCGCGCAAATCTCAGAGCGTTCATGGATGCGAGTCTCTAGGAACTGAGCCTCATCTGGCGTGATACTCAGCACCTTTACATCTATTTCTTGGTCCAGGACAGCAACGCGATGCTGGTTCGTCCCAGATTGCAGCGCTTCCCAGTCCTGCCTCATCTTCACCCTGTCTTCGGGTTTGATCTTGCCTTTGGTCATCAAGGCAATCTGAGGAGTGGCATTATTGGCAAACAGTCTGGAGCCAAACTTTGACGCAGCCGCTGCCAATCCGAGAGAGCGTGCAGCCTGCATGATTGGACTGAGGCCGACAATGCCGTCATGGCTCATGAGTAATACATGTACGCAATCCTTGGAAGCAATCACTCGCTTGCTGCTGCCTGATTCACCATCGGAAGTCTCATAAGCGAGATCACCTGTAGGTAACCGAATTGCCCTAGTGAGTCTTGGATTCAATGGCCAGAGAGCAACGGGAGAGCCGTCTTCGGAACGTTGAATCTCGCTGTACGCGTTTCCTGTCAACATCAGGTGAAACGTTAGCGTTTCAAAGTAAACAAACGCCGTCATCTCAGGGTTGGCCGCGACTGATAACAGATACGCAATCGGGTCTTGCAACTCCTGCACCTTACCCTGTGGAGTCACTTTGAGCAGACGAACAGGAAGCGATGCCACAGACTCAGCCAGAACCTTGATGCAGGTGAATACCGTGCTGATCTTTAGTGCGGTCTGGTCATTGATTAACTCTCCCGCGTCAGTCTGATTGCCACTCAGCAGCCATCCCCAGGCAGCGGGATCACTCAGGCTCACAGCGGGATTTTCAAGGGTATTGTTACGCTTCTCAGGCGGAGAGAGCCCAAGGGTTTGAATTGCCATATGCACGTCTTTCTGGAATGCAGGGCCGCTAGTAAGTCAGCCGACTGTTACCTGCAAATAAATGTGTTGAATTCTTGGAAAATAGGTGTATATTCGACCTATTGCAGTGATTAGGTCCTGCAAATGTCTCCCAGAACAACCTCTTGAATCTACTCTTTTTGCATACTATGCAAGCGAATAAGGCTCAACAGGTCCAACAGTCTGATTCGGGGACGAAATAATTTGGTTATGCGGTCGGTCGAGTTTGCAAAAGGCTGGACGTTTGACTGACCCATACCCCTTGCATTGACTATCCCCTCATCGTGTACTGTCATGCGTGTCGGACTGCCGGAGCGTATGGCTCAACAGCAGTCCCTAGACCGCTCAAACCATTGCGGGAGCAACGGTGGAAGAATGAGTAGTCACACATTGCCCTGCGCTAGGAGTGGGACGCAGAGCAATCTTTTACGCAGGGTCATCACAAGTGTGAGGATTCATCTTTGCCGAATAAGCCTCATTGAGACTTCGATCACCCTGCGATGTGCCTCGGCTGGTTGACCGAGCACAAACTTAAAATGGTTTGCATAGTGTGCAAGAGGCAGGGCAGGAGCACTTAAGCTCTACTGCCCTGCGTGACGTAAGAGCAGGTGTTCTCTTACGTCGCTTCGGGTACTGGTGAAAATCCCAACGGCTAGCGAGGCACGTTGGACAAAAGCCAGCCCTGTCACCGGGAGTTGAAAGGACTCACCGGCGCATGTCAATGTCATTGTTTGATTCGCTCGCAGGCAACACGTACCGCGTTCTCTGTTCACCTTCACGAAGTTTTGGATTGACAACAGGTTCAATGTCCAAGAGCCCGGCACGGTGCAATTCACTCTGAACTTTCAGCAACAATTCAGGTGTGGACCGGGACAGTGACACTGCATCTGCATCCAAAATGCTTACCTCAATCGCATCACGCATCCGCATTCGATTCCAAATCGAGGAATACAGGAAGCAACTCGCGGGAGATAGTGATTGAATCTGCTCAGTAGTGAGCAACTGATGGAATGGCACAAACTGTGATTCTTTACTCATTCTGCAATGCATCCTCTGAATCTGATTTCATCTTTCGGTATTGTTCACGCTCTCGGTCAAACCCTTGACGCATCCCAGGGAACATCGCCTCTATCGCCATCACTTCCTGCGTCAGGGTCATGACCACTTCCCACAAGAGGTTTGCGAGTTGCTGTGCA